TGTATAGTTATGAAAAAAGACTTCAGTACCCGGTAAATATAAAATTTAGGAACCCCAAAATTGCACAGGTAATAATATCTCAGTATGGTGGAGGATATTGCAATAACGTATGACGGTTTTTATATAGAAGAAAGTGGTGATTTTTTATAGAAATTTAGGGAAATAATCTTAGATTTTAAAAGGCTTATAAAAAAATTCGGGAGCACCCACAACAAAGTTGTTTGATGCTCCTTCTAAAAGATTGCTCTTTTCAATACTGACTATCAGTATATGATTAATTTTTTTAATTTTCAATATAAATAGGGGAGTACCGAAGTACTCCCCATTAGTCAGTTCCTGTTCACTTATTCACCAATTGCCTTTTTAAATTTCTTCCATACTTTTTCGTTCATCATCGGAGCCGGGCAATGTTTTCCGTTAACGTCAAAATGACGTATAACTGTATGTGCATTAGGGCAGTATTTGCGAATGTATTTGATTAATCGTTTGACTGCTGCTGCCTGCTCTTTTGTATAAGGTTCTGCTTCTGTACATCCACATAATTCAATTGAGACTGAATTGTAATTTGTACATTTGCTGTAATACTTTCCACCACCTGTAGCTTTGCAATCATTGTATTTTCCACCTCCTACTGCCCATGCTGTTCGGTTCAGAGTGATGCTCCTGGCTATATTCCCCTGCTTATCAACAAAGAAATGTGCTCCGGCAAGTCTTGTGTTTCCTGTAGCGTAATAATCAGCATTGTTTTTTGCCGTATCGTTGCTATTTCCAGTGTAATGAATAACTATGTATTTTACATCTTTTCTGTTTCTTTTGGTCGGTGAATAGCTGATAGATTTAGCCATTCTCTTGTACATCTTCATATCTTATTCCTCACTTTCTTCATCATTTTCATTGTCAAAATGTATTTTTTCTTCTGTCTGACTTTTAATATTTTTCACTAAAGGCAGTAAGAATGTTGGTATTGTGACTCCTATATCTACTATGTTTTCTAAAATGCTTATAAGCTCATTGCATGTTATCCAAATTGCAACTATGCAGCTTATCAGGAATGTAAATGGTAATGTGATTCCTGCCGTCTGAGATGCATATAGAATAAGCTGGTCAATTATTGCACCGACTACTACCAACAGCCACATTGATACTTTCTTTGCTATTCCTCTAAAACTCTTATATGAGCTTATTGTTCCGTCTGCTCTGTACTTTGCAGCCATCAGGCCTGTTGCATAATCAATAATGTTGCAAATCACCATTAATAATGTTGGAATGTAAAGCACCCCTAGGAACGAGGACAATGTGCTTCCTGCTGCTGTGATAATTTCTTTAATGTGTTTCATGTTTTTTCTCCTTCTCAATGTTTTTTGATAATAAAAAAAGACCTTGCGGTCCTGCTCTGATTTGTTTCATGTGATTAGTCCAATTCTTCTAAATGATTTTCGGTTTCTATTTTTCTATCTGTTTCAATGTATTCTCTTTCTATGTCTATTGGGTCTATAGCGTCAGAATACTCTACTCCATCACGTTCAATGTAAAATCCTGCATCAGAATAAGTATGATTAAATTCTGTTTCATTAATAGTTAATACTTCTTTAATTAACATATTCACGCCTCACTTTCTACATAATCACTAAGCGGTTTTATTTGGTTGGCATATTTACCCCAACTATCTACACTTTTATATTGTTGAACTAATTTATCTGGAACATATATATATCCATTTCCTGTCGCTATTTTTGTTCCAATATAATCATAGCTTTTTATCTCTAAATATAAACTATCTAATTTTTGTAGTATTTCTTGTTGCTCTTCCCAAGTAAGTTCTTTTTCTTTTTTTACTTGTCATTTTTATACCTCCTTTTTATTCCTATGTTGTCTGAATACTTGCTATTTTATTATCTATGTATGTTTTAATATCTGCCGCATATGTTACTTCATTTACTCCTATTTCTTTATTATCTAAAATAAAGCTAGTTTTTAAATTGTAAGTTTGAAGTTTAAGAAATTTTTCGAATAGTTCTCCAGCTTTAAAAACACTACTTATCCCATTAGACATTCGAGTTAATATTTGGACATCCTTATTTTCTATATAATATAACCAATCTTGCAATGAAGTAAATCTAGTAAGGTCTAACCATAATATTATTGTGCTTTGGTCCTCTGCTATCTTATATTTTCCCACTTCATCCTCTCCTTGTTCTGCAATATTACAAATATTCATTTTCGAACTAAAAGAAGAAAAACCTTCGTTATCTGTATTATATTGTACTTTTAACCACCCCTTTGCTTCATCTTTTGTAGCTTCCCATTTTTCGGCTTTTAATTTCGAAAATTTTATAAGAGCTACTATTTGATAATAACTTATTTCTTCTCTTTCTCTATTAAAAGTCAGTGTATTATAGTAGTTAAAGTTATCAAAATTAAGTCCGTTTAAATCATATTTATCAAAAGAAATTGAATAAACTGCATCATTTATGTTATTTGATATTTTATTTAAAACGTAAAGTGTAACTTTTTTATCAAAACCTAATTGGGGTGGATTGTCTAATGAGGGTGTAAAAGTAGTATTATTATAACTTTTTCTTAATGTTATTTTTTTTACAGGATATTTGGCACTGTCTGTTAAATGTGTATTCCAAGTACCACTCTTATTAGTGTTCCAAATTAAAGCCGCATTTGGTACTATAGCATTAGCACCACCTGCTTTTTCTATCTTATCTAAGATTTCGTTACCTTGCTTTTCAATTGCCTGAGCCTGCGCTTGTGCAGTCTTATTAATTGCCTCAATCTGACTTGTAGCTGTCTTATTAATGTCTGCAATCTTTCCTTGTGCCGTTTCAGTAATTCCTCTTTTCTGTGCATCTGCAACTATTTCAATTCCGCTTATCTGTGAGCGTGCTGCTGCAACAACTGCTTCTGTACCTGATTTTGTATTCTGCTTTGCTACTGTATTTAAAGCATCAATCTGTGATACTGCCGTGTTATTAATATCTGTAAGTTTTGCATTAGTAGTATTTGCCAAATCCGTAAGCTTTGCATTCATCACCTCTGTTATTTGTGTTGTTGCCTGCTCTGTCCTGGTGTCTATCTGCTTTAGACATTCTTCATTAACTTTGACTTTGTCATTTGCTTCGGCTACAAGTTTTTCTGCGTTTTCAAGCTTTTCTTCAACATATTTTCTAAACGGCTTTTCCTGTTCAGGTTCAATATAATCTGCCGGCTTTGTTCTTGCCTTTACAGGAATAACCACGGTTTTAATTGTTGTCTCGCTGTCAGATTTAATTATTTTCAAATATGCCAGGATTTTCTTATTTTCCTGCAATAAAATATCAGGTATTTCTACCTGACTATCGTTTATTGCTTTATTTATTGTTGTTTCGCTATTGCCATTTGAAAACTGTACCTCTGTTCCATCTTCTACTTTGTCTGTTATCTTAAGAATCTGCCCCTTGTCATATTGATACAGCTGTTCAATCTGCGTCAGGGTTGAGATTCCAAATTCTACCTCATGTATGTTATTGTCCATGTCTGCCTCCTTTCTATACGTCATAGCCGGATATAAATTTTCTGTTAACAAAAAGAATGTTAGCTCTTCTTCCTCCACCACTACCTGCTACATAGTTACCTGATGTTGCCGGATTTGTCTTTAAATTTCTTGTGAGTAACAGATTAAATCCACCTTGTCGAACTATCTCGAAAGCTGTATCTGGGTAAGCTGCCCAATCAGCGTTAATTGCAGCTATTGGAATATAACCATCTGGTGCATTGATAGCTGCCGGACTTTCTGTTACTACCGCTGATACACAACAGAACATCTTTCCAAATATATCCGATACATTTTCAATCTGTGCAGCACCATGTACAATTAAGTCACCACCAACACCTAAATTCTCTCCTACATTTGCATAACTCTTAGTCTCTAAAGAACCGTCTATAACTGCATATCCTTTAGCAAACAGATTACCATCTCCATTCACTTCAAACATGTGATCATATGTACTGCCACTTATAAGTTTCTGTATACAAAATCCTGCCCATTTTTCTCCTGGAGTAGGTGGTTGCATGTATACACCATAAGTTCCCACATCTGACGTTACTTCCTGTGAAAAAGTTGAATCGCTAATATTCCAACCGCCTACTTTTCCGCGATTAGCCATTAATCCATCGTTTGACATCATTCCAACTAAATTACCTGACGAATCTGTGACCTTTAAAACACCATTGCCGTTCTTTTCTCCACCAAGATTAAGAGTACCACCCTTTGCCCAGTCGAAATTGATACCTATAGTTGAAAGTACTTTTGTAATTACATTGCCGTCTTTTCCAAGTCCTGCATTAAATGTCTTTCCGCCATCAGTCGAAACTGCTATTGCATTTGCTGTCATTTTCCATATTGTTGTTGATTCTTTCAATGTTTTTTTATCATGCAGATAGAAAATAGTTGAACCATCCTTCTGTTTTTCCTCTGTCTTATATATACCAAACGAACCCATCATCAAATCCGTCAATCTCTGCATTTCGTTATTGTAATCATTAATCAAATGTTGATTATTCTGATTTGCCTTTGATACTATCTTGTCAGATATTGAAAAACGCTGGTATTGATTTTCTGTTTCAGTTTCAGCGCCTAAAGATAGCTCCTGATTACCACAAAGTGTAAAAGTACAGTTTGTAATAAAACTTTCAAATGACCTTCCTTTTCTGTCAGTTACTTTAATACTGTCCCCTGCTTCTATTGTAGGGTCAGATAAACACGATAAACCGTAAACCCTTATTGTTGTTCCTACCACGGAACTTTTAAGTATATTCATTACTCTATTTGCCATGTCCTCTGTCTGAATCAAGGGATTGTCTTCCATAGTTAGAACATATCCTTCTGTTCCGACAAATGCAGTCTTGTTTTCTTCTGTCTGCTCAGTTTCTCCTTCCTTAACAGTTGTAACTGTATATCCAAATCTCGCACCTGTTATTGTCATTGACGAACGATTCTTCGTTAATGAAGACTGTTCTGTTATTTCATAAGGAGAATTTGATTTTTCATACCATGCAAATTTTAATTTCTGATCTGCTGATATGTATGCATACTTTCCCAGAATTTTCCCACAATAACTTACAATGTCCCTAAATGTAAGTGAATCTGTAGCCGGTCTTGAATTAACTATATAATTTGCTCCGGTTCCTATTGTAGTTGTGTCTAATGTAATTCCACAATGTGTACATGCTTCCCAGAGTATTTCCCTGATGGTTGCAGGATATGCCAATGTACTTTCAGCATATGGCAAATCAAGAAACAGTATTTTATCATATGCTTCAATTACTATGGTGTCTCCTGAATCCTGGGCGCTGTTAATGTAAAATATTCCCTTTGTTACATATTCAAAGCTGTCTTCTACTAAAAGACCTATCTTTGTTGATATTCTTGCATCTGTCAGGTCCACATCTTCAAATCTTTCATCCGTGTTATCGATTGTCAGCGATAATTTAGCCGCCACAACACTTCCTACATCAAATGTACTGTCAGATGATGTAGCCGAATTAATGGAATATGCCAAAACATCTGACATAATTAATGGTATTTCCGTATCATCTTTAAGAATAATTTTATCCTGCAGGTCAAATATTCTATCTTCCTTTATTGCTTCTTTATATGCTTCTGTTACATTAATCATTTAATTTCCTCTTTACTGTTGAATCAAGTCTACTGTTGCCGATTTGTAATAAAAAACTCCATCCGACAATCTTCCTAAAACTTCTTTAGTTAATGTTCCTCTGTATGTCTTAATAGTTATCAAACCACCATCATCTCTGAACGTAACCGGGAAAAATCCTCTTGTTAGATTTTTCTTAATTTTTAAGTATTCATTTTCTGTTAAAATTCCCCATGTTATGCTTACTGTCTTTTTTTCTGCAACTACATCACCTGTCATTTTTCCGTTTAATGTTCTGCCTGTATCTGCCGTCCATATCAATTCATCTGCTATTGACAAGCTGACAGGCGCAGGAAGTTCAACACTTCCTGCCTTTAATACTGCTTCTGCCATATCCATTACTCCTATACTATCGTCACGTTATTAAAACGTCTGTCTAACGCTGTCTTTTTTGCTTTTTCAAGCCTTGCCAGCTGTTCACCATCAATATTAAATCCTACACTCGAAAGTGCTGCTATGATTCTAATTACTGCTCTGTCCATTATTCTTGCCAATTCATCTTTTGTAACTCCATTACCACCGGCTTTGCTTACTGCTTCATCTACCATCGCCTGCAACTTATTTTCAGGTGCAACAACTTCTCCCTGATGTCTGTTATCACCAATCATTGCAAGCTGTGGAGTGTTCTTTTTAACAAAACCACCTTGTGCAAGTTTTGGTATCTGAGGTGTTGATATTGGATTTTCACTCCATAAACTTTCAAATGGTTTTACTTTACCTATTCCAACGCCTCTGATTTTATTAAGCATGCCATTTATAGAATCAAATGGGACTTTAATAATCTTATTTATTCCATCTATTAATTTGTTAACTACTGTCTTAAACGTATCAGCTATGCCTTCCTTTATTCCGGTAAATATCTTTCCACCTGTACTGAATACATTCTTAACTGCAGTCCATGCAGCACTAAACTTTGTTCTGAACCAATCAACAACATTGCTAAAGCAGTCTTTGATTGCTCCCCAGACATTGTCTTTAAAGAATGTTTTAACACCCGAGAAAGCATTTTTGACTTTGTCGTACGCTCCTGTAAACTTTTCACTAAAGAATGTTCCAACATTAACGAAAACTGTTTTAACTGCGTCATATTTAGTCTGAAACCAACTACCCATTCCTTTAAATGTTGTTGATATAGCTGACCATGCTACCTTAAATGGCCCGCTTATGACTGTTCCAACTGTTGCAAGTATTCCTTTTAATGCTGTAAAGAAACCACTAAAGATTCCCTTTATTCCATCCCATGCCTTTTTCCAATCACCTGAGAATACTCCTGTTATAAAGTCTACTACTCCCTTTGCAGTTGTAGTTATTCCATTAATTACAGTTTGAATACTTTCTATATAAGTCTTAACTATTCCTACTATAGTTTGTAATATAGGGTCTATTTTTTCTTTTAATTTTGAAAATGCATCAGGTAATGTTGTAGTTAAAAATTCCTTAATTGCATCAAAACACACAAAGAAGGCACTTTTAATACCTTTCCAAATTTTATCAACAGCTTTCTTAAACCAATCGCACTTGTTATACAGCAATACAAATGCTGCAATTAATGCTGTAACTGCAACTACTATTAAAGCCAAAGGATTTGCATTCATAACAATATTTAATGCCTTTTGTGCTAATGCGGCTGCTTTTTGCGCTACTGTTAATGCAATAGTTTTTGCAGTACTTGCGGCCTTCACTATTGCATCTTTTGCATATAGCGCAACAATCTTGGCTGTTTCGATATTGTCCTTTATCTTTGCAACGGTACACGCTGATATAGCTTTCTTCATTTTTTCCAGAATTGACACTATACCACCTGCATTTACAATAAATTCGCCGAATTTTATTGCCTTCCATGCTGCCATAAATCCTGCTACGGCAACTGTTGCTGTCCTGATTGTTCCCGGATGTTTTTCACACCAATCCGAGAATTTATTTAGTACTCCGTTAATTCCATCCCATATTGTGGTGAATGCACCAGCTGTCCAACTTGCAATTTTAGTTAATACGTTATCCCATAGCCATTTAAACAATGGTTTCAATGCTTCAATTACTGCATTAAGTATATTTATTGCATTTTTAAGGGTTTCTAAAAATCTTGGGACTACTTCATTAGCTGTCCATGTACCTAATGGAACTAATACATTTTTCCAAAACCAAAGTAAACCCTCACCTACATTAATGGCAAATGGAGTTAGTGCTTTCCATAAATTATTTAAGGATTTTTCTATTTTTCCATAATTTATATTGTTTAATCCATCATTTAATGCTGATATAAATTCAGGTAATCCTTTGCCTAATGTCCATTTGGCAACTGGAACTAAAAAATTAGTATAAAAGCCTTTAAGTGCATTCCAACTAAAACCAGCCAATTTAGACAAACCTTCATTGTACAGTTTTTTTAATGCTTCTGTTGTTGGTGCCAGTTCTTTTTGCATGTCCTTGAAAATCTTTGCAAATTTCTTTGAATATCCATCTAGTTCTGTCTCACCTTTATTAAGACTTCCATAGTCAACTTGACTACCGGCTACTGAACTACCATTACTTCCATTGCTTCCTGATGATGAATCATCTGATGTTGGTTCAGTTAATTTATTTATCTTGTCAAAGCCTGCAAGTGATTTTTCAACTTTTTTTGCCGTCTTTGTAGCAGTATCTCCTATTGATTTCACATTACTGTTTGCATCAGAAGCAGCTGCGGAAGCATTTTCCATTCCTGTTGCTATTCCAGTTGCGGATTTTTCTGCATTCTTGTTACCTGTAATTAAGTCTGTAAATGCTTTAAATGCACTTGCAAGCGTTGCCAATTTGCCTAAAAGTACATTAACTGCCTTAATAACCGGAGTAAACACATTAATTAACCCCTGACCTAAGCTTGCTTTCAGACTGTCAAACTGCAATGCTAATAATCTTGTTTGATTTGCCCAACTGTCTGATGTTCTGGTGAAATCGCCTGTAGCATTTGATAACTGTTGTTGAACAAATGCATATCTTAACGCAACTTTTTCCTGCTCATTCATCTTTGCAGTTGTTTTTCCATAACCATTAGCAAGAGCATACTGATCTAACGCTGTTTGTGTCATTACTACACCTAAATCTTTTAAAGATTCAGTTTCACCTGTAAATACAGATTTTATTTTTGTATATGCTTCATCCTGACTAATGTTATAAAATGATGCCACATCACCGGCTAATCCTGTTAATGTGGTACTCATATTAGCTGCTTCTTTTTCTGTAAATCCAAACGCTGATGCCATCGAGCCAAATGTACCGGCATATCTCTTGGCCATAGTTTCTGACAAACCAAATTGAGCTGCTGCACTTTTAGCGAATTTATCAATTGTACTACTCATATTTGGGAATGCTACATCGACTACGTTCTGAACTTCTGCTAAATCACTACCTAATTCCAGGCATTCTTTTCCAAAGTTAACTATTCCTTTAACAGCAAAGGCAGAAGCTATAACTGCCCCTGCCTTTTTTGCAACTGATTTTATTCCGTTTAACTGTGACTGAAATTGATTCTGATTAATAACTAAATCAAGTCCAATCTGACCGACACTTTCAGCCATATTCTCTCTCCTTTCTAAAGTAGGCACGCTCTCCTACTCAAAGGTGGAGATTATTGGCTCTTGACTTTATTTTTTCTTTTTCTGATAAACTCTATGTAGTTAATCTGATTACATCGTGGGCATTTAATTTCACCCTTAAAGATGTCCGCTTTGCATAAGGTTTGCCCACATATATTGCATTTAATTCTATACATTTAACCCTGCCATTCTCATAAACATCTTTTCCATATTCTGAATTGATTTCTCTGCATCTTTTTTTGATACTGTTGCCCTAGAATGTTTCGATAGCCATTCATTCCTGATTTTTCTTTGCTCATCATTAAAGTTCTTTAATATGTCTTTGTCTGTTTCTGCTCTAACAGACACAATTCTTCCCAATGCCGTATCAGGTGAAATTCCTATTAGCAAGCTCACAAATTCACTCCACCGCATTGTTTTTAATTCTGCCAGCCTTATTCCATACTGAGATGCAAAAGAACTCACTATGAGGTCAAAATCATCTATCAGATCATAGAATGTATCTACTCCCCCGACTGTTCATTCTCACTTCCGGACGCAAGATTAATTGCAGCCATTACTACAGTGTTATAGTCTTTGAAATTAAGATGTAAAGAATCTAATTTCTTTTTGCTTTCTTTTGTAAATATGATTTCACACATTTCAAGAACATCCTTAGCCGTTGGTTCATCTGTTGCAAGACCCATTACTTTCAATAAGTTTTCTGCACTTGCATCAACTTCGAGTTCTATATCTTTTACTTTTAATCTTGGGTTTTCTTCAAAATCTAATTTATCTGTAATATCAATAATCTTTGACATGTTATATTCCTCCTAATACTAAAATGGAGCAAGGCTTTTAACCCTGCTCCTTAATTCTAAATTGCTGGTGTTACAACCGGCTTACCATTACTCTGAACATCAAATTCAAGTGGTCCTACTGCTGTACTGTCACCTGCTCCAAGTGCTGTTACATTAAATATTGCATTTTTCAACAATACTGTAGTCCCATCAGGGAATGTCCACTGAAAATTTCCTTCTGCATCTCTGCCATTTACGAACGCTTTACCTGCTACATAATCATTCCCTGCATCTCCTACATTACGTTTTCCTGATACTGAAATAGTTAATGCTTTTGCTGTCATTAATCCTCTCTGCCATCCTTCTGTGTCCATTGGTGTCCAATTTTCCACACCGTTATCAAATGACACTGAAAAACTTTCCATATCAGCTATACTGTTTAATTTGCCCTCTTCTGCACCTAACTGAAAGGCATTTTTATACACTGGAAAAACTCCTGGATCCTTAGCTGCCATGTTATACTCCTTTCGAATAATAAAAATCTATTTCTATAACCCTTTCGTATACTCCTTTTTCATCTGTTCCTACATCTATAGGTTCTGAATTAAGTAACTTTATATAAGGGATATGAACATTGTTAATTGTTACATTTGTCTGGCTTCTTAAAACATTCCATAAAGCCATCGCTTTTTCTTCTGTTTCATCTGCATCATTTGACCAATGCAGAAGTATTGATACAGGTTTAATGTCATATGATGACTTTTCACCTATACACATTCTTGGCTGATCAGATGTTCTTCTCTGATATACTCCAACAGATTTATCCTGCTTGTTATCTAACTTTCCCATGTAATAATGTTCAGCTATATCAAACTGCTTCAACCAGTCTTTTATATCCTTTAAAGAAATCATCTATATACCTCCAAGTTTTTTGTACAATTGTTTATATGTTTTTCGTGCAAAATCCTTTTTTGAACCATTTTCAAGATAATCCTCTGCCCATCTGCCTTTTGCATTTGGATTTTCTGATTTTGTAAAATTAAACTCAGGATGATAGTACAATCTTCTTGCATATGGAGTATTAAAAGCAATTGTAATCTTTCCGCTTGCACTGTCAGAATAATCTACAAAAGTCTGTGTATTCTGTAAATTACCTGTATCAAATGGAATTACCTGAGACTGAACCATATCAGTATGTACTGCTTCCGCAGTCATTTCTAATGCCATTCTTTGTGCTTTTGTTAATTTTGCTATCCTACCCATATTCAATTTGATAGTTGAACTTACTTTCATATTACACCAACTCCAATAACGTATAATTTACACTTCCATCCGGATTTCTTGCTTTTGTTCCCTGATATATTGTTCTTTCCACTCCAAACACTGTTACTTTCCCACTACTTATAACAGCCTGCTCCGGGCATATATCTCCACAAAAATAAGCTTTTCCGCTTAAAGTTACTATCTTCTGTTCTGCGGTCATTTTTGTATATGCCATGTCCTGATAATTACACTTTAATTCATCATTAAGTGCAATTAAAGGAGCACCTGTTTCAGATACTCCTTCTTTATAAATAGTTACATTTATATCTGTCTTGCACATCGATTTTGGTACCAAATTAGGATATTTCATTACACACCTACCAATCTGCAGCACAACCCTGTCTGCTCTAATAAAGCATATAAATCTTTTCTAATTGCGACTCCATCCTCAATATATAAATTCCATGAACTACCAAAATTCATTGATACTCCATTAAGTGAATAACTTGATAATACAGTATTAATCATGTCTTCATTTTCATATTCAAATTCTGCCTGTCTGTATACAACCTCTTTTACCACATCTTTTTGAAATTCCGTAAGATTATCAAATCCTTTGGCAACAATTCTGTTAAATGTCAGTGCATCAATATGTCTGCTTGCCTGCCTCAACATCTTATCAACATCATCTTGTGGTATTAACTCTCTGGCAGTTTTCAAATATTCTTCCAAAGACACATAAGGGGTGTAAGCCATAGGCTCACCCCCTATTCTGCATTACTAGCTTTGATTTTTTTGATAATTCCTTCTTTTGATGTGGCATTACCTAAATCAATTCCATGTTCTATAGCATATGCTTTTAATTCATCCGCTTCCATTGCAGAGAATTTGTCACCTGAAATTTTATTAAGCTGAGCTTTCAACTCATCCCTTTCTTTAACCACCTTTTCATATTCTGCATATGAAACTGTAGTCTTAGGTGAGTGTTCTAAAATTTTACCTTCATCATCGTAAATATCATATCCTAATGTAAGATATTCATCTTTCTGCATTTCAGATATGTTATATACCTTATTATCCTTTACCGCTCTCATGGTATTGCCTCCTATTCTGCTGCTGCATGAATGATACATCCCTCTTTCATAAGTTCATCAATAGCAAATGTACCATTAAGTTTTCTGTTCTGATATAAATAGTTGTCCGCAGTTCTTGAATCTGTTCCAGGTTCAAATACTGTAATGAAACTATACTTGTTTCTTGATACCTGACATTCAGGGTCAATTAACATGTAATCCATCTGAACCGCTGATACATCAGCTGTACATCCTGAAGTAAAGTTATATTTGGACTTAAATCTTGCAGATGGAACTTCCTTAATCATTCCAATATCATCGATAGAATGAACTCTTCTGTCGATTCCCTTTGCTCCGCTTACTTCAAGTGTTCTCTGAATACCCTCTGCATTCTTAAGCAACTTAAGGTAAGCTGGTGTACAATAAAGAATAACTCTGTCAAGTGGGACACCTGCATCTGTCATAGCTTCCAAGTTATCATCAAAATCTGAAAGAACATTTGCTGTTGTAAGAGCTGTTGTCTTAATCTTGGCACCTACTCTTTTAGCTTCAGCATAGAGTTTACTAAATGTATAGCAGTCTGCCTCCGGAATAGCCTGAGTTGTTTCAAATCTCTTCTGAATATTTGCAATTGTTACAACTAAATTAGTTTCATCGACATCTACCGGGTCAATTACAAACTCAATATCTCTGTCATGATCTAATGTTTTTGTTTCATACTCATTTGAATATGAACCTGTGTTAAATCCTAAACTTCCTCTTGTATGGTCCTTATATCCACTTACTGATAATTTAGGAATCTTTAAGTTTTTACCATTCACAATCTGAATGTCTGAATTTGAATTATACAAGTCTACAGAAATCTGTGACTGTCCGTATAATTCGATTAAAATGTTGCTGAAAATATCAGCGTACTGTAATGCTGCCATGTATTACTACCTCCTATTTTTTCTTTATTCCAAAGATGCCTCTTAATAAGTCATCCTGGTTTTGCTGATTATTACTATTTGGAGCTCCAATCTGTGTAAATCCTTGATTATTATTTGCTCCACTATCTGCCGGTTTCAAGGCTGGTACATCTTCTAAAACCTTGTTTATTGCTGCTTTTACTTTTTCAGCATCAACTGTTCCATCTGTATTCATTACTTCCTTAAAATCAGCCATTTTTATTACATATGGAATAGATTTTGCATCAATTCCTAACTCCACAGCCTGTATTGTTGCTGAATTCTGAACCACAAGCTGCTGATTCTGACTTTTAGTCTGTGCAAGCTCTGTCTGCATTCCTGCAACATCAGGTGTATTCTTTGCTCTCTGCGCTTTGTAACTGTTAATTGCCTGTGTCACTTCATTTTCTGACATTCCCTGCTGTTGAAAGAACGACCTTAAAGCCGACTGCTCAGCTCTTGCAGTTCTGCTATTAACAATTCCGTCTAACTGTTCCTGGGTATATGTTGCACCCTGATTACTGTTTCCAGTATTTTGGTTACTGTTACCATTACCGGTATTACTCTGGCCATTGTTACCATTACCGTTTCCATCTCCACCATCACCTGAGCCTTCTGCAAAAAACTGAATGTTCATTGGTATTAATGTTGTTTTCTTCATCTTATTTATCCTTTCCGTTTTAGCTCGTCAGCATATTCCGAGAGTTTTAAGCCATCACGTTTTGGGCATATAAAAATCACCTACTTGCTTGCAGATGCCTTTGGTTCATCTTTTTCAATTACAGCGCCTATTTTTAATAAATATTCCCTGCGCTCCTTTGTCTTTGCCTTGACCTCATCTCCGGCTTTTACTAAGGCAAAATTGTTTTCCTTGTCATAAAAATTGATTTTTGCAATTAACATTTGTTACCTCCTTTATTTCATTGCATAAAAAAAGCACCCTTTGGATGCCATTATCTATCTTTATTCTTTAACTAAATTCCTGGAACTATTTCCTTAATTCCCTTTGCCATTTCAGCAGCTCTCTTCATTAAACTGTTTTGTTCCAAATACTCCAATCCCTTTATTGTTATTTCTGGTCGTGATAATGCCACCTTAGGATAACCACAGTCAAAGCTATTCCACACCTCTACTCCGGTTATGTAACCCTCATTTACGAGCATTGCAATAATCCTACACCATCTGGCTTCGGTTAAATTCAAAGCTTCTTTAGATATTGTTTTAGTATCAAATTCTTCCAAATCCATTGCTGCTTCCATAATTTTCAGAATTTTGTATATGACTTTAAAATTATCCATAAACAATTACTCCTCTATCACATCTATGCCATATTCTTTTGCACATGTGTTTTCAATCCTGCATCCTCTGTATTTCTCCCAATCTTTACAGAAATATGCAACATCTGCACCTGCTAACAGTTCCAGGCTCTTTCCTAAAAACCATAATGGCTTTGCATCGTGTGGAGCATTTTCAAAGAAACTGTCAATGATTTCTACATCTTCATTGTATTTTTCTTTGATTTGCTTAATTGCCTTTGCTCTTTCTTCCTTAATCTGTTCATCCGTTTTGTCTTTCATTGGCTGACTAATAAATACTTTCATCTGCTTTACCTCTTTTCTAATTTTTTGTATAAAAAAAGACCATAAATAATTATGATCTAAATTTAACTTAAGTATAAAAATACCACCTAATCTTTCGACTGGGTGGTACTAACATTACACTATTAATCATAATCAAGAAGTCGTTCGGCAGGCGTACCATTCTCCTGCATCTCTCGGGTTTCCCCTGTCAAGCCATCGGCGTGTGGACGGGTACGAAATCTTCCACCTCAAACGACTTCTCTCTTATGTTATTTCAATTGTATCACTTTTATTCTTTTTTGTAAAGAATTGCCTTATTACGAAGTAATCTATCCCATTCCTTTTTGTTTATTTTCATAAACGTTATGACTGAATTCTTAAAATCAGGATTATCCATAGATGTAACAAGTCTTAAAATAGCCTTAAATATCTTCCCATCTTTATCTGAGACCTCCTTCAATATTAATGCTGTATTAGGTTTATTTGATTGAATAATATAATCGGGTTTCTCAACAATTCTTTTTAAATATTCGCAGTAGCTCTCATAATCATTTGGGTGTCTCTCCATAATATGGTTAATTCTCTCATCTGTTATGATGACCTCATCTGTGATAATATCGCTTGTTATACATTTGTAAATATCTTTATCGATTTTACCTACTAAATGCACATCTATTTCCTCTTTTGCAACTTTTGATTTCATTATATTAGAACTATGCAATTTTTCAATATTTTTGACTCCTGCCTTTACCTTAGCCTCTTCAATAACCTTTTCTATGCTTTCAGGTATCTTCTGTCCCTTTTCTTTAGCAAGAAATCCTTCCGCAAACGCTTCATATGGATTCTCTGTAGCATATTTGCTTATTTTAGCCGCATCTATCTTTCCTGTTGCAGAATACCTTGTGTTAATATCGTACTTCCAATCACCATTAATAAGTTTACCACCTAAATCTTTTGCGCCAAATACACTTTTTTTCTGAACATAATCAACATTAGCATGTCTGTGTATGAAATGGCCATACTCATGTGTCAAAGCATCCATTAAATTCTCTCTAACTGCCATACGCTGTGTATTTAACTCAATTTCTGCTTCAGCTTTACTAATAATGGCTTTTTCTCTCTCATATCCCTTTATGCTTTTATCTGATAATATCTTTTCTGCATTTTTTAAATGTTCTTTCTGAATATTGATAATATCGTGCTTATTTCTGTACTGTACAAGCGAGTTTTCGGATTTCTTAATGAAGCCTGCATATTTGTCAATATCATTAAATCTGTTAGATATGTATATCTTATCGTCTATCCAGTTATAGGTAGCTGTTGCATCCGTCACCTTAAGTGGATCGAACACAATGCCTTTAGGCATTATTCCATACTTATCTTTCAATCTGGTTAATTCATTTTCCAAAGCATCTACCGTCTTAGGTGTCATTCTTTTTGAAAGATCTATCTCTTCAACTATGCCAGCATTTAATATTCTGTTTTGAGCTTCATTCTTGTAAATTTCCTGTTTATCAAGCATATTTTTGTTAAGAACATCAACTTTCTCCTGCAACTTCTTCCTCTCATCAACTGATTGTCTTAACATCTTCATCTCTTCCTCCGTACCGGTTGCATCAAAATACACTTTCTTTTCAAGAGGCTTTTCTTTTTCAAGACTGGCATTTATCTGTTTCTGTATCTCTTCGATTTGAGACTTAATATTATTAATTTCTGCTTTAGTTCCTTCTTTATCAAACGCTGCATGTTCTTTCTTCCATTTTGCTCTTCTCTCATTAATTTTATTTTGATATTCAGAATCATTTTTCAGGCTTTGTGCCTGTTCTTCCCATTGTTCCTTTCTAACAGCATATTGCTTCTTGTTTTCTTCATCCAACGAATAATTAGATAACCTGTCAAACTTATCAACATTTCTCTGAATTAAATTTCTTCTGTTTTCCTGCTGTTCTGCAACAACCGCCTGCTTCATTTCCTTTTGGGTTACCTTTTCAGGCTTTTCAGAAATACCCGGGAAATATGTTGTATGTCCATCTTTGCAGTTTGGATGATATAATCCGCCTGCCATAGCCTGAGACATTAACGGATATGGACCATCACTTGCTTTTCCACCACTCCATACATCATCTATTAATATCTTTCCGGTCCATCTTCCACATTTAGGACAAGGTAAACCACGTTTATTTACTATAACTGTTGTTATGCCCCATTCCTGACGTTTAGCGCCTTCGCCCTGACAATATGCTCTGGTATTCGCTGTTCTTAAAGCCATTCCGGCATACGAAGCAATATTCACTCTTGCACCATTCTTATACTCTATACAATTAATTCCACGGCTTAAAAAGTCTTTTGTGGCCATATCCACTGCTTTTTCATAAGTTCCAGCTCCCGTATTGTAGTATATCTGAGAATTAAATATTACTTTTCTGTACTGGTCATTTGCCATTCTGAGCATTGCAGTTTCTGCTTTTCTCATGCTGCTATTAACCTCATTTAGCAATGCATCTAACTTTCTATCGTTAATACGAAAAAAAGCACCTTCAATGGTGCTTCCTGCCTTATGTGTTAACTTTGCTCCCTTTTTTATTGCTTCAAGAATTGCTTTCTCCTGTTCGGTTTCTCCTGTTCTTCTATGTAGCAATATGGACTTTTCAATATTTCTGTTAATATCTGCAAATATCTTGGTGAACTTCTTTTGATTCTTTTGCTTGTATACATTAAGAGCCTTAAGCTGTTCTGCCTGCCATGAAGTCCAGTTCAATCCTTCTTTCATTTCTTCTGCTCTGTGATGTGACAAATTGCGCATCATGGAATTTATAAGTTCATTCTCAATTGCTCTGAAAGCCTCTTCAACGTCATAATCCTTTGGCATATCTTCTAATCAACTCCGTTAGCATATACTTTAAAACCAGCCTTTTTAAACTGTCTTTTTAAACTTTTTACCTGAGTAACTGAATTACATTTATCATTTCTCATTTCAATTACTTTGTCTTTCTCCAATGCATATATTCCTCTTGGAACCTGCTCACTTGCAAGTCTAAGAAGGTTCATTGCCTTGTTCTTGGACATTTGGTATACTTTTTTCCCTACTATTACCTTCATCAGTTAAATCTCCTTCCATATTCAAAGCCGGTTGCTGTTCATCTGTTATTCCCTGCTCTGCCTTTAATCTTGCAACTTCTTCTTTTTTCCACTCTTCATCTTTTGTATCACCATACAGTTCCTCAACGGACGCTTCTACACTCATAATTCCCTGTGTCTTAGCTTTTCCAACTGTCTCTACCTGACTTTCAAATGATGGATTAGCATACTCACTAAAATCAATTGTGCATTTAACCTCTGTTAATGTTTTATTTTGACTTATATTGATAACATCAAATACTTTCTGAATAAATAAAGGTATCTGATCCTGTAAGATGTCTACTATGTTTCCTCTTGTATAAAGAGTAGTCTTTTCTTTTTCTCTCTGCGCTTCCGCATTGTCTAACTTCTTCACATCAATTCCCAATGTACTTGGACTGATTAATCCCTGTAGACACAAATCCAATGCTGTAATGTATGTGGCAAGATATGAATCGTGCGGAATTGCCGGCTGTGTGACCTCAATCTTGTTCTGTGCATTTTCAGATAAATCATCACCACGCTTTATGTATGCATTATCAAATGCATTTGGCTTAATTATTGCCCCACTTTCCGGATCTCTTGGAAGTAATGATTCAGGAATCCACTCCTTACTTCGCCCTTTTCTTAAAGCGTCCATCCATTGACTCCATGCTTCATCTAACGCATCAAAATCATCCGTCTTTTTATCAAAGATAGACTGACCTCTTCCCTCCCATTTTGCACTTTCTCCAAACTTTATTGGGTGTGCCATCATTACTGATTCATCAAATGCAACATCGGTTAATCCACTCAACATTGGAATTGTATTAACAGCAACACTTACCTCATCCATTTCTCTGTAAAGTTTGTAGGCAATATAACCATATCCATAATGTTCTTTTAAGTAGTAGCTTGTATCGTTGTATCTATATTCAGTAGTAAAAACTACTTCCTGTATTCGTCCTCTGTTATACACATAATCAACTTTATCTGCTCCATAAAACTCTATAATCGGATATTGGCTTATTTTTGTATCGAGTGATATTTTAAATGCACCATCACCTAATACAAGCATCTTAGACGTTGCCTTTTTAAGTATTTCTTTAAAGTTATTATCTTCTGCTATATCGTCCCATGTCCTTTTGTCTGTATCTTTTGCAAATGTAATCTGGCTAAAATCATTAATAATAATGTCAGTCAATCGGTCAACTATAATCCCTGGTAAGCCTGTATGTATTTTTCTTATCTCTCTTCCAACAGTTGAACGTGCAGCCCAAAACTTCACACCATCAGAACCACCTGGAATGTTTTGATAAAGCTGTGTCAGTTCGTAGCTATCACCACGATACCAAATAAGATTTTTTACACAGTTTCCATCATAATTAAGTAATTCCCTAATGTTAAACGTCTGTTTTGGAGCGTCCTGTATTCTTAAAAAATGTCTTATTCCATCTCTCATTTTATCTAATAACCTCATTCTTTATTTACTCCTATTTTCTTTCTGTACGGAATCCAATTGTACTGAACTGAATTAACCATATGATCATTGCCGTCTTCTGGTTCCTGGTCCTTTTCCTCTTTCCATGAATACTTATCTAATTCCTTTTGATATTCCTTACAGGATTCAACAATTAAAAAACTTGACTGAATGTCTTTATCATCATTAAAGTTCATCCAACCAAGTTGTAATATAATTCTATCTATAATTTTCACACCCTTATATGCTTCATTGAACACATATAAGCATTGTGCGTGTTCTCTTTTAAACTTTTTTAATTCAGTTATAGTTGCCGCATCAGCAGAATCAATAAATGTATGCTTTGCAAGCCCCCATTCCTTTCTGTTTCTTTCCAAGAAATCATAATAATTCTTTGCAGTATCAGATGGAGCTACCGGAGTTCCGATTTCAGCATTGTTATATACTCTTTCATCCAAAAGTATATATCTGCCTCTATTTGTTATTCCTGCAAAACTCATGGCTATTGTATCAGGACTTTTGGTTGAATACGCTGTATCTAATCCACTTGTATATATTTCAAACCATTCCGTCTGCTTTTTATCTGCTCTGTTTCTGATAAATGCTTTTGCTTTATCAACTGTAATAACATGATGCTTTCTGTCAAATATGCTGAATACAAGACCTGTAGCCTTTCCTCTAAGACCTAATATTTTGTTTTTATACATTTTGGTTCCTACCGGAACTGCATCTATTTTGTCCTGAATATCCTGCTCTGTTAAACTAGCATTATCATAAAAAGTAAAATACCAATGAACCCAGCCAACTTTTTCAGGTTCATTTAACTCTGCCAGCAATTCTTCTGGATAATCTTTAATATACTTTTTTAAAGGTCTGCTATGATTAATAAATTCTTTATATACCGGCAAATCGGGACTGTCAGGATTTGATGTAGTCATCATATACTTGCATCTATGTGAGATTTCTCTTAAAAACTCCATATCAGCAGTATTAACTTCATCAATGTACACACAACCTTGCTGTGAACCTAATACCTTTTTCCAACGTGCCTTATTATCATAACCACACACGTAAATTATCTTTTCACCATTTGGTGTCTGATACTTAATGTGTGATAGACCAATTCTGCCTTGACCTTTAGGATAATATTCAGCTAAACCATCAAACTGATCCAAAAGGCCTCTTTCATTATTGATTACATTCTTTTCAACTGTACCAAGATCTGCTCCTGCAATAACATGATACTTAATATCGCTCTTTGCCACCATAAGCATAAACTTAAATATACCTACAGTAGTTTTTCCTGCTGCAGTAGTACCTTCAAGATAATCTCGCTTAGTTTCTGTTAATATAAATTCTTTAAATTTAGGTGATAGTATTAACAAATCTACTCACCCTCTCTTACAGGTGTCATTTGAGCTAAAATACTAGCAATGTTATCCAACTTCTCTGCTTTCTTTTCCTCTGCTTCGTTATTTACGTCTATCTTGTCAGTATATAAACCATATCTCTTACCAAGAAGCTCAGCTGCTTTATTTGCATCTGAAACTCTTGTAGGTATTTCAACTATTTGGGGTATCTCTTCCTTAACTGTTTGCTTTCTCATTGTCCCTTTTTCATCTGGAACATATGTAGATGTTTCTCTGCTCAAAGTAACTACAACATTTTCTTTATGTTCCCTTCTCATTACTGATGTGAGATACTCCAATACTTCCTGTGCGTCTGCTGTTTTTTCATTGTGCAATTCAGCTAACTGCTTTTCTATGTACTCTTTAATCTCAGGTTTGTTCATTAATCTTGAAGCAGCTGCAGCCGCAACATTATCATTTTTGACATTTTGATATGCCTTTTTGTATGCCATTGTTTTGTTAAAATCTGGATCCGACAAAAGTTCATCACAAAATTTCTGTTCCTTAATTGTCACTGCAACCACTCCTTTCTGATTTATTCAAATTGTGTAAACTTATTACGCTTTTTACTTTCCACTCACGAAAAAAGACAGCTTTTCAGCTGCCTTTAAAAGTTTATACTGGGGGAAAAACAAAAGTTATTGTCATACTTTTGCAAGTTTAATTATACCATATCTGTTTATTTAATGAGTTTAATTTGTTTAGTTTGTTTAGTTATTCAGATAGTCAGTTATCACCTGTGATACCCTTCCATTCGTACATCCAATAATGCCTGCAATTTCCTTTACTGACTTTCCATCAATAAATCTATAAATGAATATTTCCTTAATTTTCACATCCTCAATTCTGTTAATAAACTCTTCCACCTTTGCATTGTCACTCTTGGCTTTGCTGACTTCCTGCTCCCACTTTTCCAGCTTATGTATTCGCTTATTTGATTCAACAGGTTCTTCCATCTGTACTGCCATATGCGTTTCTATATATGGATGTTCTGCCATTGAGCTTTTTACCTTTCCATATACTGTTGGTATGTCCTTATATCTCTCTTCCTCTATCTTTTTTAGATTGCGTTCTATTAACCTCTCATTAACCTTATATGCTTCCAGTTCTTTCCTTGTCATTACCTTATCCTTTCTGTTTTATGCAAAATAAAAACCAACCACCGAATATTGGTAGTTGGTCTGTTTTACTAATTTTTCTTTTCTTCTAATGCTGTCTCTAATACACAAATCAAAAATGATGCTTTATAGTTGTTTCCTACTAAACATTTAGCAATTTTTGTTAACTTATTTATGTTATCAATTCCTATGTCTGTATCATCGTACAAAGATTTCAGTTTAAAAAGAACAAATCTTATTTCTCTTGAATTTGCTTCTTTTGCTATATCAATACATTCTTCAAACAATTCAAGAGTAATATCTTCCTTTTTATCATCATATTTTTGAGACAAATTGTTATACAAACAACTCTCTTCTGACAACTTTGCCATACGATCCCTCCCCTCTGTAACTCATACACAAATTATACCATTCCAACTACCTCTATTCAATTATCAATGTTCGACCTTTATCGACTAATCCTCATCCCAGCTTCTTGCGTCTCTTTCTCTTCTCCTGTCGTCTTTTGAGCTCATAATACATAGTGAATATACTGCTGCTATCACTATGATTACTATTGCTATAATTAATATCTTAATCATTCGTTCCACCTGCCTTTACTATATTTATTGCCTTTATCCTATCAATATTGTTGCTATTATGATTCCACGTACTACACTGTGGCAATTCCTCCAACTCTTTCACAACCTTATCCACGTCATAGGCTGTAGGTATTCTATTAATTTCATCAATAACACACTGACCCAGATCATTATCTTGTATTATTCCAGTTTCTTTAAGTATATTAATCACTTCATCTGCATCAATTAATCTCATTCTGTTCACTCTCCTTCTTTGCTAATTTCTATGTTTAGAACGCAACATACAGAATAACAATTCGTTCATTGAACGTTTTCTTGATGACTGTCTGCTTGGTATTATTTTATATAATTTCCAACTCGTATCTGCTTCCAGAGGTGTTGGATTTTTAAATTCTTCATATATTTCTCGTGCATCTTTTAAGTTAATATGAGTAGGTATTGGCACCATAATCCCCACGTTATTGTTACTTTCTGGATAATTTTCTTTAAGATACTTCCAAAACTTATCCTCTCTTAAATCGTCCATTAATTCCTTGTATGTTTCCATTGTTGTGACTATATAGTTCTGTTCTCCATAAAATCTTAATCCATTACCGCTATATACATCATTCACACACGATTTAATTTCATAGCAAATAAATTTTCCTTTCTCAATATCACTCACACAAGTAACACCTGCTGGAATAAATTGTATTAAATCAACTCTTTTCGGATGAGCTGTTCCATAATCTAGCGTAACCTCTTTGGCATAATATTTTCTGTCCTGCAAACTCTCTTCTAATAAATCAGTTAGAAACATTGTTGTCGCTTTCCTATTCATCTTCCTGCTCCTCTCTGTATGGCTCTGGTAATGGTTGCCATGCATCTATAACCTCTGCCACATATTCATTTATTCCTTCAAATATTCCGGCTGATTTATACTTTAATTCCGTTACAAGTCCGTGCTTAAAACAAGCTATAACCCTTGTTCCGTCTTCCGGCAGTCTTTCATTGCACGGAATCCAGCCATTATTATCTTTTTTCAATGTAGTTTTCACACATCCGTTACTTTGAACTATCTCAATTGCATCCTCTAATCCTGAATCATAAAATATTTCTTGTAACGTGCCTCCAAATCCTTTATTATTTTGTTTTTTACCTAGTTCTTCCACTACCTTATCCACATCATAGGCTGTTGGTTGTTTATCCAATAATTCAATAATTCCGTCATAAGGTGCCCCTGCTTCATATAACTTAGTTAAAAATTTTTTAAATGAATCTGCATCAATTAATCTCATTACAATTCTCCTTTAACTCTTCCTGTGCTAACTTGAATGCCAACATGTAGAGCTCAAGTATTCCTGTTTCCTTTTTTCCAAAAGAATCAATCTCATCGTACATATATTCGTCAATATCAATAAGCTTATCAACACCTTTAGGTCCTATTCCATTTGCATTTGAAAAATCTTCAAGTACATCATTTATAAAATCATTTATATTTTCTTCATCACTTTGAAAATCAAATCCTTTATATTCAATGATATATTCACCTAAATGATGTTCATTTATGTACTCTTTAATATCTTTTCTTGCCTGCTCTTCATCATAATAATAAATAGCTCTGTCAAGGCAATCTATTTTTTGTTCAAAATAGCCTGTATCATTTACAAAACCACTAAATTTTTCATATGTCATATTATAAAAATTACAGGCAATTAATGAACCAAGGTCTCCTGTTATGTGTAATCTGCAATAATCCTCTTCGAAAAGAAATCTGATTCTGTATTCATTGCTATCCGGATTTTTAAAATCTAGCACTTTAATATTTCCATAATCCATTAAATTGGCTTTGTGCTTTTTAAAATTTTCTTTTTGTCTTTCCAACCATTCTTTATTCATCTTCCGTCTCCTCCTCGTATGGTTCTGGTAGTGGTTGCCATGCAATCACATCGAATACACTTTCATAGCCATTTGACCAACCATGATGATAATATGACACTCCTATCATTCCATCTTCATTAGTGGTTAAATATGCTTTTGCTTTTGGTTCAAAAGTTTCAGGCAATCTCTCACTGCATTGAATCCAGCCATTATTTTCAAGATTAAAATCTTCTTTGCATTCTTCATAACCTTCCTGATGAGCTTTGTATAGTTCTTCTTCCAATAACTCTTTTGCTGCGTACAATCTCCACTCATCTCCATCTTCATACAAATCCATTGGTACTTCTTCTGGAACATTAAATTGAATTAAATACTCTCCAAAATAGTAAGATTCTTCCATTGCTTCAAATGCTTCTCTAACTGTAATCTTTCCACGCTTTTTAGTTAGTTTAAAATATTGCGTATTTCTAGAATCTAATTCTTTTGTAATTTTGACCTTTGCCATTCTTAATCCTCACTTTCTATTTCTCTCACACCTTAACATTTCTTAACATCTATTCATTCTGCCTTATGAATGTATCAATACCACATTCTTCTTTTAAAATTGCTATCTGATCATCCCAGCAGCTCCAATCAGGATTCATAATACATTCTGTTTTATTGTTGAATATTTCTCTAAACTCTAACAGTCTTTTTTTACCAAATCCAAATCCGTCCCTTAAAGATACCATTGCCAGGATTCCCACACTGTCTACTGTCTGATTTTTCATTCCATCACACCATTCTTCAACATCTTTTTCTTTGATAGCAACTGGAAGTTTTGTAATGTTTCTTAATCGTAATTCCTTTTCCAGTCCATCAATTCCTCTTTCTTTAGCAATCTTAAAGGCATAAGCCATTCCTTCACGCCTTGCCTGCTCTTCTTTATCTATTCTTGCCATTTAAGTCTCCCTTCACTATCAAACACATCATATATATCCATCTGCCCTTCAAGTTCCTTTTCTTCCTGCATTGGTGGTAAATCATAGTTTTCCGGCACTTCTACTGTAATCTCTATAGCTTCAAATGAATCTGAATTAGTCGGATGCCAATGTTTTCTGGTCATCTGCCATGCATATACTTCCATTTTTAATATTTTCTTTGGAATATTCTTTAATATAACATCATGATATACATGGTCATTTTCAAATCTGTTTATCTTTTCTGCTATAAACTCAACTTTATAATCCTGATGTGCTTCATGTTCGCGCAGTCTCGTATCTCTCCATGCTCCATCTCCTATGTAATATTTGGCTTTAAGTCTGCCGTTTGACCTAACTTCAACTTCTATTTCAGCAATGCAGAAATTTAATTCCACCAATTCCTTTATTGTCACTATTGTTCACCTCCTCAAATAAATACTAACTGTTCTTTTGATGCATCTATTCTCATATTTGGCATTCGCTTTCCAACACACAATTCTGGCAAATTGGCTTTTACAATTGCTTGTGCAAATGGTGGTGGAACTGCATTACCGCATCTTTTTACTTGTTCTGTACGGCTATATGTCTTTCCCTCAAAATCGTGGTCAATAATGTAATCATCCGGGAATCCTTGACATCCATATAACTCTTTAGGCTCCAGCATTCTCAATCCAATATCCACAATTTGATATTCAACACCTTCAATGGTTACTAGTCCGAATCTGTCTTTTGATGTAATTGTGTCCAATGGCTCTTTTATGTCTTGTCCTGTTCCTTCACCATAATACTTAATCAGAAACGCTCTTACTTCTCCAAAATGCCCAGCTGATGTTGTAATTGTGTGTAGAGGTTCTCTTATATCTTGACCTGTACCTGATTTATAAAACTTACTCAAAAAGGAAGTTACAAGACCATATCTATTGCTTCCGTCAACTGTCATCAATGGCTCTTTTATCATCTGCCCTCTCACATCATCTTTACTCGTCTCTGAATGATACTGAATTAATGCTGGAGCACATAAATAATGTTTTCCACTTGATACTATTGTTGGAAGGGGTTCTCTTATGTCATGTATTCTTGGTGCTTGTCCTTGTCTTTCGCCGTATCCTATAGGTACTATGAACGGTTCCTGATTATCAATTACAAATTTCTTTATTCCTCTTGCTATTCTCTGCATTGTTTTATCGGCAAGCGGTCTTACAGCTCTGATGCCATACTTTTCCTTTATCTCTGCCGATGTATCAAAAATGCTTGGGCAAGGAATACTAAAGTCAAGTTTTGTATATGCTCCAACATAAGGTTTTACAAGTCCAGCCTTAACCTCTTCACTGTTCAAAGGTCCATGTGTATGTTTTGGCCATTTAATTGGCTTTCCATCACATCTTGCTATCATAAAGAACCTTTTCCTTTTTGTAGGTGCTCCATAGTCAGCAGCTACAAGTTCATTAAATTCAACATCATATCCTAACTCTTTGAACTGTTTTACGAATTTCTTAAATGTAACACCTTGTTTATTTTTAATTGGTCTATGGCTTCGGTTAAGTGGTCCCCATGTCTTAAATTCTTCAACATTTTCTAGGATGATAACTCTAGGCCTAACTAATCCTGCCCATCTTAATGCAACCCAAGCAAGACCTCTTATCGCTTTATCCTTAGGTTTTCCACCTTTTGCCTTACTGAAATGTTTGCAATCAGGACTAAACCATGCTAATCCAACCGGATATCCCTTACATGCTTGTATTGGGTCAACGTCCCATACCGATTCACAATAATGTTTTGTGCTTGGATGATTTGCTTTATGCATCCTTATTGCTTCCGGATCATGATTAATTGCTATATCAACACTATATCCGGTAGCCATTTCTATTCCTGTAGATGCTCCGCCACCTCCGGCAAAGTTATCCACAATCAATTCACCTTTTATCATTTCTCTCCAGGAACCGATATATCATTACTCTGGCCAGAGTTCCGCTCCTTTCGATTTTTTATATATCAAACTGATAGTTATAACCATCTAGTGCATATGTTTTTTTTACTCTGTTATGGCAATTGATTAAATGCCAATAGTTTACAGGTTCATTAACTCTTACATCCATTTAACTCTTCCAATCTCTTCTGTAACTGCTCTCTTTCAAGTGTAATTGCCCTTACTTCTTCTCTCTGTTCATCTGTCATATAATCAGCACAGATTAGAAACATCTCCCTTCCGTCTATCTGTCTGATTCTGTATTCAATCTGTTCTTTTGTCATTTTGTTTCTATCTCCTCATTAACAATTTACGTTCAAGTGATTCCATATCATCTTTGCTATAATTTCGTTCAGTAAAGTTTGCTTTGCTCTGCTCCGGCTTCTTTTTGTCCGACTTATAAAAATTCATCCAACCTTTTGATGTTGCTTCTTTAACAATCTCTACAAGTTCATCATCACTACAGCCTTTATCTTTAAAAGTATTAAGCTGCTCAATGAGATTAACAATCTTGCTTCCCGGTACTGGTGCTGACCTTTCCCGCATGGCAAGATAAGCAGCAAATGCATCATTCACTTTTTTCGAATCGAAATACGTATTTACTTTACTTTTCTTTACTTTACTTTCCTTTACTTTACTTGTTGAATTTCTGCATACATTTTTCTCATTTCTGCATACATTTTTTTCAATTATGTTTACATTTCCCTTAAAATTGGCAACACTAACCAAGAGGTATTCATCTATGACTTCGATTTCTGTTCTTCTTTTAACAACATCAAAATACTGTCTCTGTATTCTTTCCGATGTTAAAATGGCATATTCATTGAACATACTCTCGTTAAAAATACCTATCTTAATGGCATGACTTACTACCTGGTTTATTAAATTTAAATCCACACCGCTGTTCCCACCGAACCATTGCGACAAAAACAGAAGTGGGCTTCTTTCTATCCATTCACAGTAATACCCCTTATCTGAATATATCTTCTGCCAGAGTTTGACTATTACAGCAAATCCCTTTATGCCATAAGCTGCTTCAATTTCAGCCATGTTATCGTTAGTGTGGCAATCTAATAGGAAACTCTCTATTCCTACTTTTGCCATAACTATTCTCTTTCTACTTTTTTACTTGCATTACATTTAGCACATATAGCAGCTAGATTCTCTTCGCTATTTAATGTTTTTAATGGCTCAATCCGTTCTCTAGCATAAGCATATACCGATACAACATGATCCACTTGCAAATTATCTTTACATCCACATAAATAGCATCTGTAATCATATTTTTTTAATATAAATCTGCGGACATCATCACGTTTTATAAAACTATTTGATGAATTTCTCATTGCTTTATACCTTGTTCTGAAATCTTCTGACTTACATTTATGAATTGTTCCGTATTGTGGATTCCAGTCTGGAAACTTATTATCCATGTTTCTGCCTTTCATATTGTCTTCCTGCTTCATACTCTCTGTATATCTGCATCCAATCATCAAATGTCATTGTGACAAGAATTTCAGCATTATTCTTCTTATGAAAAACTGCTGGCAATTCGTTTTTGTTTGCATCTGATTTTGCTTGAGCCATCCAGTCATACAGTTTCATCTTTTCACAATGTTTTGCTTCAATATGTATTCCCGGAAGTCCGACAACATCCGCATCTCCATTTGCTCCACAATACTGTTGCCCTCGTCTTGCTTTATATCCGTAATCTCTGATGTGTCCTGCAAGTTGTCTTTCAAAACGTGCTCCTTTTTGTTTTGAATTAACCACCTTGTCTCCTTTCTGCCTGCCACCTTATGTAGCAGGCTAATTACATAAACATAGTTAATTAATTTCGTGATATATATTTGTTATCAGATATGTATGTTGGCATATCAATTAATAGTTACCAATTCTTAAGCATCTGCCTTGTAGCCTTTAGGCTCCAACCAATACTTTTTAATCTTGCTGTTTCCTGTTTATCATAAGCTTCAACAAGATGTCTTTCTTCCGGAAGTGGTCTGAAATAACCTTTGCCATCCTGCATGTTAAGAATAACTGTATCTCTTCTTGCTTCTGATATCTTGTCTCTTATTTTTCTATCATTCAGACCTGTCATAATCCTTAACTGCGTTCTGGTTACTGCATTCTCCCTTCCAAATGGAATGTAATCCACTATATCCATAGACTTGTCCTCCTATTGGAAGAATGACTGTTGTACTGCCTGAGCCGTTGTCTGTTGAGGCTGTTCTGTTGTCTGCTTCTTAGCTACTTCTTCACCTTCACCGACATTAGCACTTTCCATTTCTTCCGCAGAACCCTCAACAATCATTCCTTCATCTATTTCAACATATTCCTTCGTTCCATCTTCATTAATTACTGCCATGTCACTGTCAAGAGCTGTCTGCATATCAATACTCATTACACCCCATTTGCTAATAAGCTGTCTAAGCATTGTCTTATATGCCATACCGTCAAAATCTTTATACCAGAAGCTGCTATATTTCCACATCTCGCTCTCAGGAACCTTACCTGCTTCATAATCAGCATATGAAACCTTTGGGCAACTTCCGCCTGTTGCTTTCAAGCTGAACGCCTGACTATATTTATCAGCATGAGCAAGCATCTTTTCCTTTGACCAATACATTGCCTTTTTGAATCCGTTTGTATATTCAAACATCGCATAATATCCTATTGTTTTTGCCTTTTCTCTTTCTGATTCATCAGCAATTAACTTAACTTCTATTTCTTCATCCAAAGGATTAAAATTAATTAGTTCACCTTCCTTAATTGCAAGTACATTTAGTTTCTTATACTGTCCTGATCTGATTGCAAGCTGAATATATCCTTTATATCCAAGCTGGAACTGTGCTTCTTTGCATTTCTTCTTACTGTTATTGAACGGAACCATGTAAAACTGTCCTAACTGTGGACTTGGTGAAAGCTTAAGGCTCTCACCTAAAAGTGCTGAACTTAATATCGATGCATTCGTACATTCCTGTAATGTAGAATTTGCATTAACTGCACTTATAATTGATGAAATAAAACGTGGTCCATTCTTTCCACCAATAATGCTATTAATCTGATTTTTAACAGCATCATTTGAAAGATATGCTGTTAATGTTGTTTTCTGCTGACTCTTTGCTAAACTGTTTGATACTGCCATTTACTTTTCCTCCCTATTTCACTGGTCCAAATTCTATATTGTTACTCTTCAAATAATTCTTTAATCCTTCAAGCTGAGTTGCTGTTGCTCTTACTCTAAAGTCAAGTTCAATCAATTCTTCCGTGAAAGTTTCTACTGCTTTTACTGCTTCTGTAGCTGCAGTTTCTTTCTCTTCTTTATTTTCATTAGTCTGAATCTTTCCAGCATCGGCAACACTTTCAGTTTCTGCTCTTTCTCTTTCTTTACGTGCTTCCATTTCTGCCTGTCTCTTTGCTTCATATTCAGCTTTTCTTCTTGCATTTTCTTCAAATCTCTGCTTGACTGTCAGAGCATCTGTCATACTGAAGTTTTTAAGATACTCTTCTTTCATTTCAAACTGATATTCACCATCATCATTGTTAATAATGTTAAGTTCATTTGTTACTCTTTCAAATAACTCTGTCATTTCAGTTTTTATGCTTTTAAGGGTTGTTGTTGCATTAAGATATGTCGGCTTAAATACTCTGTCCCATGTTAAAATTGATAACAAATCACTATCGCCAAATATTTCATCGTAAATTTCCTGAACCTTTACGAGTTTTTCATCTCTCTTTTTCTGCTCATAAGCCTTTACCTGACTGTCAATGTTGTTGTTTGCTTCTCCAATGATTCCAATTAGTTCCTTTACCTGACTTTCAAATTCTGTATATGGCTCAAGCATCATCTTTTTAACATCTTTTCTTTTGGTATCTAAAACCTTTATGAATTTGTTAAGATTTGCCCTGTCTGATTTTGCATCTTTAATGTTGTCGTCTGTGTATACAAGAGTTTTATAATCATTCGCTCTTGTTGTTATTTCCTGCTTTAATTCCTCATAATTCCAATCTATCTTTTTGATTGCATTTTCATCTGTTGGATTATAAATCTGTAATTCCATTTTTTCCTATTCCTTTCTGTTTAAAATTCTGGCATTATTAATGCCGGTCTTGTTTTTGTTTTGACTTTATTAATAAATTCCTGCTCTTTTTTATAAAGAAAGTTAATATCTTCCTGAACTTCACTTCGTTCAATATGATAATCTTTAGTAATAAGCCTTATCTCACCATTCCATAAGCTTTTTATCTGTGCTCTTAAAACAACAAATTCATATTCAGTTACCATAAGATAATGTAAGACCTGTATGTAATAATTATCCGGAATATGTTCCCCGTCCCACTTTTCTTTATGGATTGAACTAAACAGCTCTGTTGTCTTACATTCAAAGATTCCTTTTCTTCCGGATTCAACTTCTGTCAGTTCTCCATCAAGCGATGCATGTGCAAATGGATATTTATCATTAAGAAGCATGTTGTCACCGAAGTATTCAACCTTATATTCCGGATGATCCAGTGCAAATATTGCCCTTATGTGTTCCTCTGCCTTACTTCCGTATATGACGTATGGCTTGTCTGATATGTCGATGGGCTTTCTTATTCCTACCATCTCCTCCCAAAACTCTTCATTGGTCTTGTAGGGATTTAGTCCTAAAACTGCAGCTGCATCTGAACCACCTATCTTACCTTTTCTTGCCTTAAGCCATTCAGCCTTAGTTGCATATTGAACTCTTCTTATATGGATATGTTCATTTTGTTCCAATAAACAATCACACTTTTCACCAGGGTCTAACGTTGCCCCGCAGTTAGGACATTCGTTGTAATACATATCCTGCACCTACTTTCTGCAACGCAGCCATACATCAAATGCAAATAGTCCATATATGATAATTGCTCCAATTGTTATAATTGCTGCTATCTTATTTACATTTCCGGTAGCAATCCATTTGTTATTGCTTAATACTGCACATATAAGAACTGCAATCACAACATCCTTAACCAAATGTAGGTCCCATGCAATATCTTCTAATTTGAACTTTTTAGCCTTTTGACTATTTTCGTTAATTGGTATAAAATGAAACTGTAATATTATTTTGCGAATGCTTGTCGGAACTTCCACTTCCGCAGGCATTCTTTTTTCTTGTACGTCTATCAATTTTTTATAATCTCCTTTTCGTAGCCTAACTGGTCAGCTGTCTGCTGGTTCAGCTTCTCAGTCATTTTCTTTTTCTCCTGTTCTGTCAAATTATCCCATTCATATTGATTTCCCTGATAATTAACAAAAATTAATACTTTCAAATTTTCATCACTCCTAACTTTCTGTTTTATCTTATGCTTTGCCTCACTTGTCTGTTGCTTATAATTTCCATAATGCCTGAATAATAAGTGCGTTAACTGTTAATCCTCTTTTCTTTGCTAACTCTTTGAGCTTCGCGTGTAGCTCTGTTGGGATTCTTATTGTTGTCTGTACCATTCCTTTGCTCCTTTCGTTTTGATATTAAAATGATACGACTTAATTCGAGGTTTCCCTTGTGCTGTAAGCACGAGGTTTGTCAACCTTTTTCGACTTTTAAATTAAATAATTCGCTTCAAGTTGATTTTAATTCAACTTAATTTGCAAAAAAAATTTTATCTCTTTGTTCATTTGATAAATTAAGAATTTCCTGCATTTTCACAATTTCACTTGCTTTAAATTCAGTTTGGTTATTAAGTTTTTTATAAAACCCTTCTCTACTTAACTTTAATGCACGTGCTATAAACGTTAATTTTAATCCAGAATTTTCTATAACCTTATTTAATGCTTCACTATCTGTCACTCTATCATCTCCTTATCTCTTAATTAGGAACACCTATGCTACAACATAGATGTTCCCATTCCAATAATCAACCCGTATAGCCGTTAGTCCAGCTTTTTCTTGTACCTCAAATAAAGTGTATATGCTAATTTAGCCACACCTATACATATGAAGTACACTCCTAAGAATCTAATCATATTTACATTTACTTTTGGATATGATAATATCTGAATTAAGCAAGGGCTTTCGCCCCTGCCGGCTGGCTAGAACAGCCTATCAATTGCTAATAGGATTATTCCTACCAACAGGTCTATCAGAGCACTTATCAGGGTATCTTTGATAGACTTTTTTGTTTCCTTATCGATATTATCAAATATCTTCAAGTTATTTCCTCCTTTCTTCGTTTGTGGTTGAATGTCATTCAACCTAAATATAGAATAGCACTTTGTTGAATATGTGTCAACTATTTTTCACAAAAAAGTTGAATTTAATTCTTTGTTATGTTACACTTATTACAAGTTATAAAGTAAAGGTTGGTGAATTAAATGACTCTACAGCAAAAGATTGGTTTAAAAATTAA